CAGCGCATCCAGATCGCGCAGATGCAGTTGCAGCTGGCCCAGAGCGCCCCGAACATGCACAACATGTACGAGGCCTACTATCGCATGTATGCGGCGCTCAACATCCGTGACATCGACGGCGTGCTGCTGCCCCAGAACACCAACTCGCCTCGCGACCCTGCGTCGGAGAACAGTGACGTGCTCAACGGCATGAAGCTCAAGGCCTTTGCCGGCCAACAGCACGATGCGCACATCGCAACGCACCTGATGATGGGCTTGTCGCCTGTCTTGCAGGCCAATCCGATGTCTGCATCCGAGTTGCAAAAGCACATCTTGGATCACGTGCGCTTGAAGGCAGAGGAAGACGTGGAAGCAGACCTGTTCAAGGCCTACGGCACCGATCCCGACCGCATGGTGTCCGCTATCCAGAAGGAAGGCATGGTCGCCATCAAGATCGCGGTCTACATGCAGGAAGTGCGCAAGATGCAGGACGAGATGGCCGGTGGCGATGAAGGCCCTGACCCTCTGGTCAAGCTCAAGGAAGTTGAAATCCAGCAGCGCGCTCAGAACGACCAAGCCAAGATCGGCATTGACCAGCAGCGCCTGGCTTTGGACCAGCAAAAGCAGCAAGAGAACATGCAGATCAACCGCCAGAAGCTGCAACTGCAGCAGTCCAAGATCAACCAACCAGGAGGCCGGTATGCCGCTTAAAAAAGGTTCCAGTCAGAAGACGATCAGCAGCAACATCGGAGAGATCGTGCGCGATTACAAGAAGGACGGCGCGATCGGCACCAGCAAGCCCAAGAGCAAGGCAGCTGCCATCAAGCAAGCTGCGGCCATTGCCTACGACAAGGCAGGCAAGACCCGCAAGATGGCCAAAGGCGGCGATGCCATCAAGTCCCCTGCCGGGGTGCAAGGGCCTTCGATGATTGTGAAGAAACGTGACGGCAACCGTCCAGTTAAGATATACTGAAATGTCAGTGAAGGCTACCGGGCGGGGCATTGAGCCGCCTGCTTTTCATGGAAATCACCATGCTTGAATTTGCAGAAGCAGTTCTGAAGGAAATCAGGAAACTCCAGGAACAATCTCGACAGATTGTTTTGAACGGAACCATCACAGACATGGAGCGTTACCGCTACATGATGGGCCGCCTTGAGGGCTTGAGAATGGTTGAAGAATCCGTGAAAGAGTTACTCAAGAAAATCACGGACGATGACTTTGACGATTTATCAACCTGAGAGGACCCTATGGAAACTGTGATCCCTGAAGTAAACATGACCGCCTTGGAGCGCAAGTGGGCCGAGGAGGCAGCTAACAAGCCGCCTGCCCTTGAAGACGCCTACACCGAGCTGGGTTTTGACCCCGAGAAGCTCAACCAAGCGGTCATCGACACCATCCCCAAACCATCCGGCTGGCGTATCGCCATCTTGCCTTACCGTGGCGCTGAAAAGTCCAAGGGCGGCATCGTGTTGGCGGAAGAAACCCAGCGCAAGACGCAGCTCGGCACCGTGTGCGGCTATGTCTTGAAGGTAGGCGACCTGGCGTACGGCGATCCATCCAAATTCCCCACCGGCGCATGGTGCAAGGAAGGTGACTGGATCATCTTTGGCCGTTACGCAGGCGCACGCATCCCAATCGACGGCGGTGAGATTCGTCTCATCAACGACGACGAGGTGCTGGGCGTGGTGAACAGCCCCGAAGATATTCTGCACATGTAAAGGAGCAACAGCATGAATGATGAGTTGGAATTTAAGATCGGTGAGGACGAAAGTTCAGCCACCGTGGCGATTGGGGAGGACGGCGCTGCTGAAGTGCTGGACAAGCCCCAGGCACCGGTCGTGGAAACGCCCTCTGCCGAAGCCCCTGCTACTGGCGAGCTGGATCAGTACAGCGAGAGCGTCAAAAAGCGCATCGACAAGCTGACCGCACGCCTGCGCGAGACCCAGCGCCGTGAGCAAGCAGCCTTGGAGTACGCCAAGAGCGTCCAGGCCCGCGCCACGCAGCTCGAGCAGCAGTACATGACCGTGGACAGCGAGCGACTGGGCGAGGCCAATGGCCGCGTGCAGACACAAGTTGTTGCGCTCAAGCAGATCATTCGCAAGGCCCGTGAAGAGGGCGACATCGATACCGAGACGGAAGCCCAGCAGCGTTTGACCACGCTGACCATGGAGCAAAACCAGATCAACGCGGCCACGCAGCAGCGCGAACAGCAGCAGCAACAGTGGAACCAGCAACAGCAGGCGGCTGCCCAGCAGGCCGCCCAGCAGCCTCAGGTACAAGTGCAGCAAGAAGTCGATCCTCGCGTTGAGGAATGGGCTGAGCGCAACCCCTGGTATGGCCGCGACACCGCCATGACTCACGCAGCGTGGGGAATCCATCGACAGTTGATTCAGGTTGAGGGGTTTGACGCAAATAGCGATGAGTACTATGATGCGCTAGACACACGTTTGAAGCAGACCTTCCCGCAAAAGCTGGGTGGTCAGCCTCAAGCGCAAACTAACAGAGCCGCCCGATCCGTGCAAACGGTGGCACCTGCATCCCGGTCTTCGGGTATTAACAACGCACGCCGCACTGTCAAATTGACACCAAGTCAAGTTGCAATTGCCAAAAAGCTGGGTGTTCCTCTCGAGGAATATGCCAAGTACGTAAAGGATTAAACCATGTCAGACGTCAAATTACCTACCCTCAATCGCAGTTCTCGCGGGGCCGAATCCCGGGAGAAAGATGCGCGACGTAAACCTTGGGCACCTCCTTCACGACTGGATGCACCTCCTGCTCCTATTGGATATAAGCACCGTTGGATTCGGGCTGAAGCCGGTGGTTTTGACGACCGCACGAACATCTCTGGAAAGCTCCGCGAGGGGTATGAGCTGGTTCGTGGGGACGAGTACCCCGACTATCATGTCCCAACAGTAGAAGACGGCCGACATGCTGGCGTGATCAGCGTGGGAGGTCTGCTCCTAGCACGTATCCCTGAGGAAACAGTTGCAGAGCGCAATGCGTATTACCGCGATCGAGCGAACGACCAATTGCAGGCGGCTGATAACGAACTGATGAAGGCCAATGCTCACAACAGCATGACTATTCAGCGTCCGACTCGCCAGTCCCGCGTCTCCTTCGGCGGCTCTAACAAGAGCTGACGGAATCCAACTTTTTTAAGGAAATGACAAATGGCTAACATCGACAAAGCCTTTGGTCTGCGTCCTATGGGCAATCTCTCGGCCACTGGTGCACAAGCTCAGTACGGCTACGAGATCGCCGATAACCAGGCTGGAGCAATTTTCCAAGGCGACCTCGTCACCATTTTTGATGGCTACTTGGTCAAGTTCGCCCCCGCTACTCACACCGCAGCTGTCGGCGTGTTCAACGGTTGCAACTACATCGACCCCACCACAGGCAAGCCCACCTGGAAGAACTACTACCCTGGTTCTGTCAACATCACCGCTGGCAAGATCATTGCCGACGTGATCGATGATCCAGCTCAGCTGTTCTTGATCCAAGCTGATGAAGACATCGTTCAAGCCGACATCGGCAAGAACGCTGACGTCGTCGGTACTGGCGGCAGCACCACTACCGGTGTTTCCACCATGGAACTGGACTCGTCCACTATCGCAAATTCCGCCGCTTTGAACCTGAAGATCGTCGGTCTGTTTGATGTCCCTGGCAACTCCTTGGGCAACTTTGCAGTGGTGGTTGTGAAAATTAACGAACATCTGTACGGTAGTGCCGGTGTTGCTGGTCAAGGAGCTTAATCATGGCAATTTCACGCGCACAACTGGTCAAGGAACTTGAGCCAGGTCTCAACGCCCTCTTCGGCCTTGAGTACAAAAACTACGAGAACCAACACACTCAGATTTACACCATCGAATCTTCGGACCGCGCGTTTGAAGAGGAAGTGATGGAATCGGGTTTTGGTGAAGCCCCTGTGAAGACCGAAGGCGCTGGCGTTGCATACGACCAGGCGCAAGAAGTCTACACAGCTCGTTACACTCACGAGACCATCGCCCTGGCGTTCTCGCTGACCGAAGAAGCCGTTGAGGACAACCTCTACGACCGTCTGTCGGCCCGCTACACCAAGGCCTTGGCCCGTTCGATGGCTCAGACCAAGCAGATCAAGGCTGCAGCAGTTCTGAACGGCGCTTTCACCACCTCTATCGGTGGCGACGGCGTGGTTCTGTGCTCCACTGCACACCCCACACTGTCGGGTCCTAACCTGTCCAACACCCTGGCAACACCTGCTGACTTGTCCGAGACCTCCTTGGAACAATCTCTGATCGACATCCAAGCGTTCACCGACGAACGTGGTTTGAAGATCGCGGTTCAGGGTCTGAAGCTGATCATCCCCAAAGAGTTGCAGTTCACGGCTGACCGTATCCTCAAGTCCACACTGCGTGTGGGCACTGCGGACAACGACATCAACGCGATCAAGAACATGGGCATGGTCTCTCAAGGCTACACCATCAACAACTTCCTGACCGACCCAGACGCGTTCTTCATCAAGACTGACGCTCCTAACGGCATGAAGATGTTCGAGCGCGTGTCCTTGAAGACTGGTTTCGAAGGCGACTTCGACACCGGCAACGTCCGCTACAAGGCCCGTGAACGCTACAGCTTCGGCTTCAGCGACCCACGCGGTTTGTTCGGTTCGCCAGGCGCAGCCTAAGCGAAAAAGGGTTGGGGGTTCCCGGCCGAGAAAAAGGGGCTTCGGCCCCTTTTTCTTTTTGCAGATATGGGTTATATTGTGCCCATCCCGGATTCATTCGGTGTATCTGACAGCCCCGGGGCTGACGTCATGCAGACAGATACGCCTCAACCGCATGAGGAATCATCATGGCTTTGACTACCTTCTCCGGCCCAGTACGCTCGTTGAACGGCTTTATCGCTGGCGACGGCAGCACCATCACCAAGGTGCGCTCCGGCTCCGCTTCCCTGAATTTTGGCTCGATTGGCGCTGCTGCCCAGGCGGACCTGACCATTACCATCGCCGGCGCTGCCGTGGGTGATGAAGTCATCATGGCCTTGCCCGCTGCCCCCGCTGCTGGCCTGATCTTCAACGCGTTTGTCTCGGCTGCTGATACCGTGACTATCCGCGCATCCAACATCACAGCGGCCCCTGTTGATCCTGCTGCAGCCACTTACGGCGCGATTGTCATCGCAGCCTAACCGGGAGCCTTAAATGAGCGCCAGCAATATCAAGTCGGTACAGAAGACGGCCTCTGCGGCGGCCGTCGCTGGCCGCGCACGGCTGCTGGGGGTCTACTTCACGAACACTGCCACCGCTTCTTCTGTTGTCCTCAAGGACGGCGGCAGCAGCGGCACAGCCCGTTTGTCGCTGCTGACCCCTGCTTCCGCAGGCTCGCAAGACCTGATGATCCCAGACATGGGCATCTTGTTCGAGGACGGCATCTACATTACCTTTGGCTCAGCTGAAGTGACAAGCGTCACCCTGCTGTTTGAAGGCGGAGCGGCGGCGTAATGGCTTCCAAAGGCATGGGCATCAAAACCTCGGTGAAGAGCGGGAACTTCCGCGCCACCAAGGAAGGTGCAGGCATGACCAAAAAGGGCGTGGCAGCGTTTCGCAAAGCCAACCCTGGGAGCAAGCTGAAGACGGCGGTGACTACCAAGACACCGTCGGCTGCAGAGGCAAAGCGTAGGGCGTCGTATTGTGCGCGGTCCGAAGGGCAGATGAAGGATTTTCCAGAAGCTGCCAAGGACCCAGACAGCAGGCTGCGCCAAGCGCGAAAGCGCTGGAGGTGCTGAGCCATGGAAATGATGGTATGGAACATCGTTTTGACAGCGGTTGTGGGTCTCATGGGGTTCTTGCTTAAAAGCAAGTTCGACGAGTTGTCCAGGCTTGGCATTTTGCTAAACCGGACACGCGAAGAAGTCGCCAGAGACCACATTACCCGCAGGGAAGTGGACGATCGAGTTGAAAAACTTGTCACCCACATGGACCAAAGGTTTAACCGAATCGAGCAAAAACTCGATGACATGCAAAAAGGACGGATGACATGAAATCAGCAATGAAGATGGTCAAAAAAGGCGGCAAATCAGTGCCTTCTTTCGCGGCCGATGGCGTTGGCAAGATGAAAAAAGGTGGCATGGCCATGAAGTCCGCTTCGGACAAGATGGGTCGCGCTGTTTCTCGTAAAACGGCCGACGTCAAGGGCCGTGCAATGAAAAAAGGAGCTTGATATGGCTGGACGTGGAATGGGTTGCGCCACTCGTGGCGGTGGTGCTGTTGAAAGCGGCCCCAAAAACAAGGTAATGTCCGAGACCAGTAAGACCACTGGCCCCGCGATGATGAAAAAGGGCGGCATGGCCAACAAAGGCGGCATGAATGAGCACAAGCGCATGGCCATGGGCAAGCCCGTTGGCAAAATGGGCGGCGGCATGATGACCAAGGCCTATAAAAAGGGCGGAGCGGTCTGCTAAATGGCCACATCAGGCACAACCACATTCAACCTGTCGATTGACGACCTGGTTGAGGAGGCGTTTGAGCGCTGCGGCATGCGGTCGACGAGCGGTTATCAGCTCTCCTCAGCACGACGCTCGCTCAACCTGCTGTTCCTTGACTGGGCCAATCGCGGGCTGAACCTGTGGACAATCGAACAGGCCACCTTTCCGTTGACCGCAGGTGTCAACGAGATCGCGCTGGATGCGTCGGTTGTCAACGTGCTTGAAGCTGTCATTCGACAGAACAACCAGGGCACCAACACGGACGTCTACATCGAGCGCATCAGTCGTGAAGACTGGTTGAATGTGCCCGACAAGACAACGCAGGCTCGTCCTGCGCAGTTCTACGTTGAGCGCACCAACATTCCCAAGGTCTACTTCTACCCGGCTCCAGCGGCAGGGTACACGTTCGTCTACTACCGTATCCGTCGCATTCAAGATGCGGGGGAGTACACCAACACAGCAGACGTCAATTTTCGCTTCTTGCCTTGCTTGGCGTCTGGCCTGGCGTACTACCTGTCGCTCAAGTTTGCGGCAGACCGCGCTGCAGCGCTCAAGGCAATCTATGAAGAAGACTTCCAACGTGCGGCCCTGGAGGATCGAGACACTGCCAGCGTGCAATTTGTACCGGACCTAGGGGTATGACATGGCCTATGCGTCAGGCAAATACTCCAACGCGCTGTGCGACTACTGTGGCCAGCGCTATCCGTACAACACCCTGCGCAAAAACTGGCGCGGCTTCATGGTGTGCCCGGACGATTACGAGCCCAAAGAGCCACAACTTGAGCCGTTGCGCTACAACGGGGACGCCATTGCGCTGCGCGATCCGCGTCCCGATCGCATTGAGCCCGTATCCGTCTTTGTCGGCGCGCCAGGCTTCACGGCCTTTCAAAGTTATGGCAGCGTCCAAGGCGGCACCAACATGCAGCCGTATTTACAGGACCGGGCGCTTATTGCGCAAGGCGTTGTTGGATCAGTGACTGTGAGCATTTCATGACCTACGACGAACTTGTCACCAACATCCGAAACTACACCGAGGTGGGCAGCAATGTCTTCACCGAGTCGGTGATTAACACGTTCATCACGATGGCGGAGAACCAAATTCTTCGTGAGATTGATCTGGACGTGTTTAAGCTGGAGGCCACCGGCACGCTCTCCGCTGCCAACAGATTTTTAAGCATTCCAAACGGCATGCTGACGCACCGCTACATGCTCATTACGCCCGCTTCCGGGGACCAGGTTTACTTGGACTTCAGGGACACCTCGTTCATGAAAGAGTATTGGCCAAACGGGGCGATCACAGGGGTGCCCAAATACTATTCGGTGTGGGACCAGAACACGTTCTACGTGGCCCCAACGCCGAGTGCGCCCTACACAGTGGAGCTTGGGTACATCTACCGCCCTCCCCAGTTGTCTTCGGCCAACCCCACGACTTGGATTAGCATCAATGCCCCAGAGGCGCTGCTGTATGCCTGCTTGATTCAGGCCTACAGCTACACCAAGGGACCGTCTGAGATGATGCAGTACTTCCGCCAGTCCTACAAAGAGGCTGTGCAGGGCTTGGGCATTGAGCAGCAGGGCCGCCGTCGCCGCGACGAGTACCGTGATGGCATGCTCCGCATCCCACTTAAATCGGATTCGCCAGGCCCATGATCACAGCACCCTTCACCGCAAACGTGGGCAGCGTCTTTGTCGAGACCACGCACAACCGAGGCTGGACTGTGGACGAGCTCGCTGCTCGCGCCGCCGACAAGATCATCTACGTCGGGGACCAGTCGCATCCCGCCGTACAAGCGCAGGCAAGGGCCTTCAAGGAGTCGGTCAAGGGGGTAGTGGCCTTCTACCTCCACGAGGCCGTGCAGCAAGACCGTTTGACGCTTGCCAACCGCTTGCGTGAAGCAGGGTACCCTGACCTTGTCCACCTTTTAGAGGCGTAACCATGGCATTCTCAGGAAACTACCTCTGCACCAGCTTCAAAGTGGAGCTGCTTCGCGCCGTCCACAACTTCACGACTGGCACTGGCAGCACCTTCAAACTGGCCCTGTACAACAGCAGCGCCACGTTTAATGCTGC